AATCGTCGTTGCCGAGCGGAATGACTGCCCTGTATGGACACGCAGATCCAACCCACGATCATTACGGAAATTATCAATATGTCGACGGCTCAATCATGGTCTGGATACCGAAATTTTATTACAAAATCGGAAACGGATCGAACGGCCTCGATGTCAACTCTATAGACATCAAAGGAGCCAGCGACTTTGCTACCCGCGCCGAGGCCGAAGCCCAGGGCTACGCCCTGCACCGCGCGTTCATCGACGGCGGCGTGGAGCATGATGGGTTTTTTGTCGATAAATATATGTGCTCAAAAAACGCATGGGGCACAGGGTTTATCGCATCGTCCATCGAGGGCGGTGATCCGATCTCAATGCATGCCGACCACAATCCCGTCGCGGATCTGACAGCGTGCTCCGGAAACTATTATTACGAGGCAATAAACGCAGCCCATGCTCGCGATGGAATAGATGGAGCTGTCAACTCTGACAGCCAATTCTTTTGCGCCAGCCGGTTCATTTATGCGGCTCTGGCCATGCTCAGCATCGCACACGGCCAAGCGGCCAATGGCTCAACATATTGCGCGTGGTACGACGCATCCGGCGTGACCAATTTCCCCAAAGGGTGCAACAATAATGCGCTTGGAGATACCAACGACGGAGAGGTCAGCTATCAGAGCGACGGCTATAGCAACTGCGGCAAAACCGGTAGTGGCGTACCCTTTGCAAAGACCACGCATAACGGCCAGGCGTGCGGGGTGGCGGATCTCAATGGCCTTATGTACGAAATCAGCCTCGGGGTCACGTGTGTTGCCACAGGCAAAGCGATCACAGGGGCGACCCAGGCCAACCCCTGTCTCCTGACAGTGGCGAGTCACGGACGTGCTACAGGGGACCCGGTGATGATCACCAGCGTTGCCGGCATGGAGGAGCTCAACGACAAGATCTTCACCATTACAGTGGTAGATGCCGACACCATCTCCCTTGATGGCGTTGACAGCAGCGCGTTTGCGGCCTACACCAGTGGCGGCACGGCAACGTTCGGAGACTTCTACGTCGCCAAGGAATCTACGGCCATGCGCGATTTCACCTCCGGCAATAGTGTCGATACCGACCATTGGGGGGCAAATGGTGTGGCGGCCATGATGGAAGCGTTCTCTCCTGCCTTTGAGGCCGCATATCCGAACAATGGATTTTCTCAGCGCATTGGCGAAGGTGCGGGACAGGTCCTCTCCGAGGCCCAGTCTGGCAACGACTATGCGCTCACAGGTCTTGGCCTCCCGAAAGATTCCAGCGGAATTTCCACCTCGGGCGTAAACTTGTTTGGGTCCGACTATTTCTATCAATACATACGCAACGAATTGTGCCTGCTATCGTGCGCGAATTGGAGCGACTCTTCCCCCGCGGGCGTGTCGGCGGTCGTTTGGTACAGCAGCCGGTCGGGCTCGAGCTACACTGTGGGTTTCCGGGCGGCCTGCTTCCCTGTTAACTGAGCGATAGCGAAGAATGAGCATTGACGGAGAGGTTCAGTTAAACAGGAAGTTTATTGAGTTTGTAAAGCTGCTCAATATCTATTTAAACCACTTTCCAAAGGCGGAGAAGTTCGCCCTGGGTAACCGCATCAGGAATAGCGCGTATGAGGTTTATGACTATATCACCGAGGGTGAAAAACGTTACCAAAAGAAAACCACTCTGACCAATTTGGATATAGCGCACCAACGCCTGCGTATGCAGATCTACCTAGCCTTTGAGCTTGGGTATTTTCGCTTTAAGGACGGAAGGGCGTCGGACGCAGCTCCGGAGCAACTCGAAGCGAAGCGCTTTACAACACTCGGCAATTTGGTGGACGAACTGGGTCGCATGATTGGAGCTTGGATTCGGAAAATCAAGGAAGACAATAGATGGTAAACCATGGGGCAGTGCCTCAGCGTGTGCCTGCTATCGTGCGCGAATTGGAGCAACAATTCCAACGCGGGCGTGTCGGCGGTCAATTGGAACAACAACCGGACGAACTCGAACAACAATGTGGGTTTCCGGGCGGACTGACACTTCCAACCTCAAGGCGCGAGGAGCGCGCAGTGGAAGTCTCAGGGATGCGCTGTCCCGCGTTACGCGAAATCAACGAAAAGCCTCCTTTTGGTAGGCAAAGCCCGAAGACCGGAGGCTCAATGAAGCGCTATGGCAATCTGCTTGAAGGGACATTTACTCGCGAAAGCCTTTTTCAGGCATACCTAGACGCCCGCCAAGGGAAGCGCGGCAAGCGGGCCTGCTTTGAGTTCGAGACAAACTTGGGTGGCGAGTTGGACGCTATTTTTTGGGAGATTCATAGCGGTTTCTATAGACCTCGGCCATATAAGACGTTTTGGGTTCGCGAACCGAAGCCGCGCCTTATCCATGCTCCACACTTTCGCGACCGTGTGGTGCAGCATGCCATTTACCGCACGATCTACCCGATCTTCGACCGGACGTTTATCAGCACATCATTCGCCTGCCGGATCGGTTACGGTACTCACAAGGCCAGCGAATATACGCAGCAGGCCCTACGATCATGCGACCCGGACAGCTACACGCTCAAGTTGGATGTCCGGAAATTTTTCTACTCAATCGATCGCAACATCCTGCGGTTGCTGATCGAGGCCAAGATCAAGGATCAGCGTCTCTGTGAACTTATGATGCGTTTCGCGGAGACCGATGGACCGGTCGGAATCCCCATCGGCAACCTGCTGAGCCAACTCTATGCTTTGATCTACCTCAACCCACTAGACCACTACATCAAGCGGGCGCTCAAGGTGAAGCATTACGTGCGCTATGTTGATGATTTCGTGCTGATTGGCCTGACGCGCCGCCAATGCCTGGACTGCCGGCAGAGACTGACGGAATTTTTGGCCGACAACCTGCGCCTGGAACTGTCGAAATCAACCATCCAGAAGGTCAAGAACGGCGTCAACTTCGTCGGCTACCGCACTTGGCAGCAGCGCCGCCTGATCCGCAAGCACAGCTTATTCAAGTTTCGGCGCCGGGTGAAACAGGGCGACCACCGCGCCGTAGTCTCCCTGCTCGGCCACGCAAAGGGCACGGCCAGTCTGCCCCATTTAATCAACCACCTCAAGGAGGCCTCCTATGAAAATCTACCGCTACCAAAAACAGTCCGACGCCTATACGGTTTACCAGGCCCAAGGCGAGGATCTGCAGGAGCTGTGCACGCTGGATGACGGCTACACCTATGTGAGCGGTCCAGATGATTTGCCGCCGCAGCCGAATCAGATCACTGTCGAACCGGTGACGATAACCACGGAGTTGCGCGAGCAGATCAAAGCATCGAGTCCGCACTGTCGCCTGATTAATCAGCGCATGCAGGAACAGATTCGGGACAAATACAGCGCCGAGGATGAGATGTATCTGACGCGTATCGCGGTTGGAATGTTGCAGGGGTCCTATGTGTTTGAGCCTGGTGAATCGGACCTGGTTACTGAGTATCAAACCTTTGTAGAAGACGTGCGCGCCTGGGGCCGCGTCGAGCGAGCTAAGATTGGCCTATAGGGAGGGAACAAAAATGTGGACCATCGACATGAATCGCTGCTCCGCCTGCAGCAAAAAAGACACCTGTCCCGATCGCAAAATGTTATTGAAAACCCTCTCGCCTCTATTGGCCGAGCGCAATGCCAACGATGAGGCCGAAACGGCTGGCGGGGACGGCGTGATCATCGTCAGCTGCCGGGCCTCCTCTTAGGGTTGTCTCATGGCCTTGTCTCTCATTTGCGGCGATGCGTCCGTCACGTTATCGCGGTATCCGGCTCGCACGACACGCAGTCTGGAGGTGGTGCAGTCCGTCCCCGCCAGCGTCGCCGGGGTGCGTTTCGGTGGCGCGGCGGTCGCCGATGAGCGGACATGGCCGCTGCGCTGGGAGGGGATGAGCATCGCCGACCTGGAGGCGCTGTTGACTTTCGTCCGCGACGATCTGCAGTTTATGGACGAAACCTTTGTTTTAGGTGAGCCCATGCGCCTCTATGAGGGCGTTGGATTACAGTCCGATGACGGCGCCGGGGGGCAGGAGGATTTCATCCCCGCAGGAGGTGAGGTGGTGAGATTGGCATCTCCGGAAATCACCTACGCCGAGACCGCTCCCGGGCGTTACGTCGTAACGCTGACGGTGATGGAGGGTTGATCCCATGCAGTTGATTTATGGCAGCCACACCGTCACCCTAACCGGCGCGCCCTTGCGGCGTGCCGGCGATAACTCCCTCGGCCTGCGCCAGGCCCGCGAGCGCGACTCCTCCGGCGCGGTCTATGTGTATGCCGCCAATGTGGTTGCCGTCGGCACGTACCCGGTGACCGTCGCCGTAAGCAATGCCGAGCTCGACGAGCTGCTGAACTTTGTATCCGATACGGTCCAGGGCGTTCGGCGCGCCTTCACATGGGTTGATCAGGACGATGTCCAGCGCCGCGTAAAACTGGCTGAGACGCGCATGCAGAGCCGGCGGACCGGCCCCGATCGTCATCTGGTCAGCTTCATCCTCGAGGACGCCTGATGAAAACCTTCCCTGTCGAGTTTGCCTCCGAGAAAAACAAAAAAACCGGCATCGCTCCGGTCTGGATCCTCAAGCTTACCGCTGGCGGCGAGGACTATTACCTGTCCGGCGATGTCGTCTATCTGCAGGAGTGGAACGGCGATGTCAACACGTTGCCGTGGGTATCGAGTTGGGGTGAGGTCCGCGAGGGCGTTTCCGGCACGCTGGGCGAGATCCGTATGTCAGATTTTAACGTGGAGCTGCTGATCGACCCGGACGCCTCGCCCAACGCGGAGGATATCGCCACCCAGTACGAGCTGGAGGCCTCGCCGGCATCCCTCTATCTGTGGTTTGCCGACCTCGACCCGTCCACCGATCCGCCGCAGGAGATCCTGCGTGGCTATGTGCGTGATATCGCATTGCCGGACGATGCCACGGTACGCCTGACCATCGAAGACGAAAGCAGTCGCCTGGAAAAATACATCGGCACAAAGGTCGATCGAACGACTTATCCCAATGCCGACCAGGATGATATCGGCAAGGTGTTGCCCATCGTCTATGGATCGGTCAGCAAGCTTCCGGCCCGGGCGGTCGATGCCGGCGTTAAAACGTCTCTGCCTGCGGCCATATCCGAATCAGCCACAGAATTCGACGTTTCCGACGCGACCGGCCTGGCGGTCGATATGGTACTGCAGATCGACGATGAGCGCATGACCATCACGAGCATCATCGACGATACCCTGCAGGTCACGCGCGGATCAGAATCGACCGCCGCAGCATCCCACCTCAAGGGAGCCGTGGTGTGGCAGGTCAAGTCGGTGTTTGCCTACGTGGTGGCGTCACATCCGGTGGACAGTATGCCAAAGATTTATGCCCGTCTTGGCGATGCCGAGGTTGACATATCTTCCGCGGCGACCTGCTACACCGGGAAAACCGGTGATGAGCATCCCTCTTATCCTGGCATGGCAGTTGCCACTATTCCCGGGTATATCACTGTGCAGCAG